GGGAGAAACTCATTTGAGTCCTGAAGAAAATAAATACTATGACAACTATTTTGATCTATTTGCAACAGATGGTTGGAAACAGTTCATAGAAGAAGTCAATGAAATTCTTGATAGACATCGGATAGAAGACATCAAGAGTGAATCACAACTATCTTTTGTTAAAGGTGAACGTGATGCCCTGTTTAGAGTCAGACGATTTGAAACAGGTATTAGATCAGCTTATGACGTATTGCAAGGGCAGAACAATGCTTAAGCGGTACGATTATAAATGCACCCAATGTAACCATGTTGAAGAACACTGGACTCACAGTGACAACTTTGTAACATGTTTAGAATGCGGTGAAACATCAGTACGGATAATCTCTCCGATCCGAACACATTTCGTTGGTCATGGTTGGCCGGATAAAGACGACAGGTGGGCTAAGGATCATGAGAGAGCCGCACGTAAATAGTAATCCATAATGGCATTTAGCCACGGAGTTTAAAATATATGGCACGTATAATTGCAGATAGTCCCGAATATCAACCAGAAGACGGGGAAGCATTCACAACTTTTGATGAAGATGAGCAGATTCTTGAAGAAGAGCAACCTGTAGAACCTGAAGAAATTCAGGAAGCACAAGAAGATGATATACCTGAAAAGTATCAGGGCAAAGATATTAAAGATATTGTGCGTATGCACCAAGAAGCCGAAAAGTTACTTGGAAAGCAATCTTCAGAAGTTGGTGAATTACGCGGTATTGTTGATAATTTCGTAAAGACACAACTAGCAAAGGCCAATAGCCCACAAGAAGAAGACGAAGAAGAGATTGATTTTTTTGACGATCCTCAAAAAGCTGTCGAGCGAGCAATTGCTAAGCATCCGTCTGTTAAACAGGCAGAGCAAGCATCACTTGTTATGCGACAGCAGGCGGCTTTAGGTAAGTTGCAAGCGGATCATCCTGACTTTAACGACATCATTCAAGATACTAAATTTCAAGAATGGGTCATGGCATCTGAAGTACGTCAAGAGCTTTATCAACGAGCAGATCAAAATTTTGATTATAACTCTGCGAATGAGCTATTAACAACATGGAAAGAACGCCAGAACATTGTTAAAGAAAGTGCAGAAATGCACGAAGCAGATCGTAAGCGTCAGCTTAAGTCAGCTTCAACAGGAAACGCCAGAGGATCGGGAGAACGATCAAGCCGTAAAATCTATCGTCGTGCTGATATTATTAAACTTATGCAAACAGACCCTGATAGGTATCAACAGCTTGCTCCTGAAATACGGGTAGCTTATGCCGAGGGTCGAGTTAAATAGCCTAGGAGATATTTACAATGGCAAACTTAACCCCCGCAAGTAACAATACCGTTACTTTAGCAAACGCGGCCACGTTCATTCCAGAACTGTGGTCAGACGAAATCATTGCGGCGTACAAGCAGAACCTCGTTCTTGCTAACCTCGTAAACAAAATGCCTATGACTGGCAAGAAGGGTGACACTCTTCATATTCCTAAGCCTACTCGTGGCGCGGCGAATGCCAAGACTGCGGCTGACACTGTAACAATTCAGCAGACTGCTAACACAGAAGTGCAAGTAGTTATCGACAATCACTACGAATATTCTCGTTTGATTGAAGACATCACAGAAGTACAAGCGTTGGATTCACTCCGTCGTTTCTACACTGACGATGCAGGTTACGCTCTTGCTAAGCAAGTCGATGACGATCTGTTCGCAGAATTGTTGAATGTATCAAACGATGCAGGTACTGCTGATGGTTCTGATGCTACACAGTCTCACTACCAGATCAACGGTGCGTCTGACGTATTGATTGACTACGACGACTCTACTGCTCTTGAAGCATTCTCTGATGCGGCTTTCCGCAACATGATTCAGAAGTTGGATGATGCTGACGTTCCTATGGACGCTCGTGCATTAATTATCCCACCTGCAATCCGTAATGTCATCATGGGCATTGATCGTTACCAGTCTTCAGACTTTGTAAACGGTCGTGGTGTTAACAACGGTCAGATCGGTCAGCTTTACGGTGTTGACGTTTACGTTACATCTAACGCTCCAACGGTCACTGGCTCTACGACTTCTGGTCGTGTCTTGACTCTGATGCACAAGGACGCTTTCGTTCTTGCAGAGCAGATGGCTGTTCGTTCACAGACTCAGTACAAGCAAGAGTTCCTTGCGAACTTGTTCACTGCTGATACTCTGTACGGCACTAAAGTTCTCCGTGAAGAGAACGTACTTTCTGTTGTAATCTAAACAGAGCCGGGGGAGTCTATTCAGGCTCCCCTATTTTATTTTTAACTGGAGAAACCGATGGCTATCTTTCGTGGTACTGGAAGTGCTAGTTCAACATCAGATCAAGCAACTATTGATGCTGTAACTGCTAAGGCTACCGAAGCCGCTTCTTCAGCTACATCCGCCGCTACGTCAGCTACGAATGCGGCAACCTCAGCTACTTCGGCACAGACAGCAAAGTCAGCGGCAGAGACAGCGCAGACAGCCGCTGAAACCGCACAGGCCGCCGCAGAGCTTGCTGAAAGTAATGTTGATTCAACTATAACCACAGCTACTACAACCGCTGTTGCTACTGCCACAGCAGACGCTGAAGCCGCCCAAGCCGCCGCTGAGTCTGCACGAGATGCAACGCTTGCGGCCTGTGATAATTTTGATGATCGTTACTTAGGTGCTAAAGCATCTGCTCCTACACTCGACAACGACGGTGATGCTCTCATTACTGGTGCTCTGTACTTTAACAGTACATCGAGCAATATGTTTGTATGGACAGGCTCTGCTTGGCAAGACGTAGACCCTAGTGTCAACTCTGTCACTAAGACAGGTGATACAGGCTCTGCTGAAATGCCTACAGGCACAACAGCCCAAAGAGACGGTAGCCCATCAGCAGGTTACTTACGCTTCAACAGCGATGAGAATAGCTTTGAAGGCTATGACGGCTCTGCATGGGGTGCGATTGGCGGTGGCGGTGGGGCTACTGGTGGTGGCTCAGACCAAATCTTTTATGAGAATGGACAGACTGTAAC